AATGACGCCTTCGACAGCGTAAGCGTTGCTGGTCGTTAAGCGACACCAAAAACGCCAAGACTGAAGGGACGAGATTATTACAAAAGCGGCAATCCATGCTTCTTCTGGCCCGACGTTGGCCATGAGCTTGTATGTTGGTCTGGCGAGCGTATCGCCGGGGAATACTAGGCAGATAGCCCAGGCCCAGCCAGACGAGATTGCCGCCAAAGTGGCTATCCGCGTGTCACCACGAAACCAGATGTGCATGAGCGCACGCCACGCGCGCCGCGCCCCCTTAGTCATGGGGCGGCCATATCATGCCGATGTAACCGATCAGCGCAATAACGATCAGGGAGATTGCCGCCGTCAGCATCGCCGCAACTCCATCCGAAGATCAAGAATAGCCCGAGCCATACGACGAGGGTCACCTTCAAACTCTTGGCTGATTTTGGTCAGAAGGATGCTTTCCGCCGCTTTGACACGGCGGCGGTATTCCTCAAGCTCTAAGGTCAGACTTGCGACCGTTGGGATCGCCCATTCCGGCTTGTCGTCTTGGATAATGCGGCGGAGGCCATCGAGGATTTCATCCGGAATAGGCTCGCCAGCCTTCGCTTCTTCCTGCTCTTGCTGCGTGAGGATTGTTCTTATTGACGCGAGATCGCTCTCTAGAGAGGGCTTGCTAAGCTCGTCTCTCTTTTCATCAACGTGGTCGCCCTTCATTTCGTCAGCCTCCAAATCGCTATTCCCGCGACGTAGCCGAACATCAGTGACGCCGGGAGAAGCCAAATCCATTGCGCCAGCCACTCCCAGCCGAAGCTCATTACTCCACCGCCTCAATACTCATCCAGGTTGTTTTTCCATTGGCGTCGCCGTATACCACAGCCGACGCCGCATCAATTTCGCTGTGATAATAGACTAGCTCGAAATAGTCCCCCGGCGTAACGGCAATGGTAGCCGTTACCAGATTCATGCTTCCTGCCCCGGCAGGTTGGGAAGCCCCAGCAGGAACATATGTCGCAATGCCGTTGCCGAACCAATTAACATCCGAGCCGTTCTTGCGGAAATAGGCATTGCAGTTCGTCGTGTTGCTAACGCGGATTTCGAAACCGATTTGCGCCGTCAACCGCACAACGCGCACGCCGGTTGGAACCGTCAGACGCGTCGGATTGCCGGAAGAATACCAGTTATAAAGGTCATACCATTCGTTTTCCCACGAAACGGCAGTTGCCGTGTTATGAGAAATCGTTTGGCTTGTGCCACGCCCAACCACGCAAGCCGGGATCGAGCGGTACACATTCAACGCGGCGGCAAGCGAACGGTCGCGCGTCACCATGTTGTTATAGATGTTGCTAAACGGAACCGTCAGATTCGTAACGCTTGAATCGGCAGACACGCCAACGTCGCAATATGAAAAGATGTTGTTAGACACGTTGATGTTATTCGCCGTGCCGGAAGCGTAGACGCCTGAATCAGATATTCCGTTGAACGTATTGCCGTCAAGGTTGAACCGGCGCGTTTCGCCGTACAGATAGACCCCGTTTTCAGCGTGCGACCCCGTGCCAGCAGCCGTGTATCCAGAGAACGTGCAGCCGCTTACCCGTCCGCCATCCGCGTCTTCGATCATCAAGCAGTTGCCTGCCACAGCCGCCGACAGACCGCCATTGCGTCGAACATCGACGCCTATGAACTGGACATTGTTGACGCCAGTGAACAAAGCTCCGTGTTCTCGGCAATCAATATGCCCGTTGGAATAGAACGTGTTTAGCCCGCCCGTGGCGTCAAGGCCGTCGCTAGTCCCGCTGAAATAACTAACGTGTCGGATGCCTTGCCCAACTGTGACAAGCTCGAAGTTTGTAAAATAGAACCCCTCATGGTTGTCTTGCACATGCACGCCATAAAGCGCGTTGTTGACTTGCAGGCATTCGACAAAATGACTGATGCCAGCGGCAGAGCCTGACCCGGACCAATGCAAGCCGCTGGTCATGGTAAACGCAGTTGCAGACGTTGGCGAAGCAGCCGGGGTGTTCTGGTCGCCGTCAATGCGCACGTCCTTAATGCGGGTTCCGTTGCATTCGATCATCCGAATCCCGGTTGTGAACCCATAAGACGTAGATGTCCAATTTCGGATATTGACGCGCTCGACAATGACCAGAGCTTCGCTTGTGGTTCCGTCCGCAAACGTCGCATGGATAGCCGTCCCGGCAGAGGCAACACCAGCCAACAAGCCCAAATCCTGCACCGTCAACGACTTCATGGGATAACCATGAAGTTGATTGACGTTATTGGGATTAGAGCCGGAACCGCTGGAAACATGCGTGAACACGTTCTCGCTAGCAGTGAACTGGATAATCAACGACTGGTCGCGTCCGTCGCCCAAGTATGTAATCGGCACATTCGTGGAAGTCAGGTCAGCCGTGATTTTGTACCGCCCGCGCGGGAAGTAAACGACGCCGCCCCACACCGTCGCAGACGCCGCCGTGATAGCAGCTTGAATTGCTGTCGTGTCATCGGTGGAGCCGTCACCACCCGCGCCGTAGTCCTTGACGTTAATCACGTCCCCCAGCGCCGCCGACAGCCGACGTTGCACCGCTCCCGCCCCGGAAGCCGTGAAGTTCACCATCGAGGCGTCAACGCGGGTTAAATCGGTCATGGCCTAAGCTCCATAGAACGGCGCGAATATGTGAATAGATACGCCGTTCGGCGGCGCTTCAACGAATGTTATCGTAGCGGCGGGACTCGCCAAAGTAAACTTATCCGGCGTTTGCAACACCCCGCCGACGGTAACATGATACCGCGCCGGATTGGTGGAAACCCGCCCGGCAATGGCGAACGTCGTGGACGACCCGTTTCCGGTCGCCGTCCATTGCGTCTCCGCCCCGGTCCCGAATTGCGAAGTCGGACGGTCAGATGCCCATATTGTCGCGGGCGTCGGCAGCCCCCCGACCGCCGCTTCAACCGCATCAACGCGCGTATCAAGCGCCGTAACGGTTGCATCCAACGCAAACACATCATTCGCAACGTTGGTGACGGTGCGCTGCGTCGTCGCCAGTTGCTTTTCAACCGGCAAGGCAGTTGGCGAATTGGCGTATTTGCGCGGGCGACGTTCGGTCATAACAAACCCTTTTTATGTGAACGTCCGAATACGGGAGAAGAACTTCAGGCTTCCGTTTACAGAGCCGCCCGATATGTCCACCGTCGCGGCTTTGGGAGCAGAACCGCACTGATAGAAATCGCCGATACCGGTGTTGAGGCCCCCGTCAGAACCGCCGCTCACGTCAAGCGCGATGACAATCGCCTTTGTGCGATCCAGTGAGACGCTTGTTATGTCAGATGCGAATGTTCCGCTCGATATGGTCTTTGAACCGGAACCGGCAAACAAGATTTGCGTCGGTGTCGCCGCAAAGTCGTAAGCGTCACCAGATGTTGCCTGTTGGCCGATATATAGCGCCGTCAACGCCACGCTTGCGCCGCCGCCGCAATACAACGTCAACTCGATTTTCGTAAATGCCGACGTGAAATAGTTTGCAGGCAGCACAATGCGGAACGTCGTGTTCGCCCCAAATACATTCGATCCAGACGCGCCGGTGGAAATGTCATGCACGACAACCGGCCCGCCAGGAACTACCTGATAGGGATTAATCAGCATACTCATGCGGATTGCCTCCCGATCAGCATTACCTTAAGACCCTTGGCCGTGCCGTCGCCTATCTGGTCAATGTCCACCGTTATTTCAGCGTCATCCGCCAAGGCGGTATCGGAGACAACCGCCGCTGTCGCCGCCGTCGTCGAAGTCTTTTCCGTGTTGTCTATTGTCAGCTTCGTTGACAAGATCGACGTTCCGGCCTCGTTAATGTCCACCGTGAAGATGGACCCGCTCGTCTGCGCCGTAGTCAGAGACGCGCGCACCGCCGTCACCGTAAAGGCGTAGGGCATACGGAACGTGACCTTACCCGTTCCCGCCGTCAACGCCGTGGTTTCATCCGACGCCGCAACAACGATGCTTTCAAGCTGGCGTTGGTGCGCATGGTCCGCCCGCGCCGCCGTTGCCCCGGTCCCGACCGCCGCCGTCGCCGCAAGCCCGGCAGGCGCAGCCGACGCCATAGCCGTGACATAAGACCCGTCGGAGAACTGAAGACCTGTGGACGTGACGGTAACGCGGCTTGTGCCCTTGGGAGTCAATGCCAAGGCGACGTTACTGGAAGCGCCGACAGCGGCAATGGTCGCCGTTCCGGTCCCGCCGGTCACTTGCACATAGTCGGTTGACGTTGATGCAATGTTCGTCGTGCCGAGGAATGACGACCCCTGCCCGCCGCCTGCGCCGAACAACGCAACTTGCGTCCCGCCGCTGTTAGTTATCTCCATGCCTGCGCTGTTGGTGGCGCGCACGTCCGCCGTGGTCAGCCGCGACAGCGTAGCCGTTCCGCCCGTGATAGCGACGGCGCTATCCGCCTGCGTCGCCATTGTCCCCAGACCGAGCGTGGTCCGCTGCGCCGAGGCGTCCGCGTCATCAAGCAACGCCTCACCCGCCGCCGTCGTGGTGACAACGGAATACGTCCCGGACCCCGTGCGCTTCATAAGACCGTTGGAACCGAAATCAGTATCCATGACCGCGCCGACGCCAGCCACCGACGCGGAACTTGTCACGTCCGCCCCGGCTTCAATGCCGTCCAACTTGGTCTTATCCGACGCCGACATGAACCCGGCAGACACACCGGCGACCGCATGCAGCGACCCGCCCGCTTGGTTGCCGTGGGCGTGGACGTGATCGTCGCGCGCCGTCTTCAGCGACACGCCAGCCGATGCCGTCCCCAGCGCTTGCGGGATAGCGTCGCCCGCCTCTGCGCCTTGATACGTCCCCGTTACCGCCAAGATACGCCCGGCAACCGCAAGCCCGTCCGCAGGCGCTTCCGGGAACACGATGCTGTCGCCGGAAATCGTAAATGATTCCTGCATCACGCCGCCGACGTAAGCGATCACCTTGCTCTTGCCGGTCAGTGCATAACCCGTATCAAAGCTCGTGGCGGAACCGTCGCCGGTAAACTCGAACCGCGCCAACACCGACCCTTCCGCGACAACGCCGCTGGCGATAGCGTCGATTTGCTCAAGCGTGTTCTCGCTGACAACAGGATTACCGTCCGAATTGAACCCGAGAATGTACCCGGCGCGCGTGGTGGAATCCGGCAGCGTCAAATCCGTGGCCGCGTCATTCAGGGGGACTTGCAGCGATGCCGCGTCCACTTGCTGAATCATGGCGATCATTTTGGCTTCCGACGTGTTCAACGCCGTCACCTTGAATGCCGATCCGGCGGCATAATCGCTCAGCCGTTCAAGCGGAATATCGCGCGTGATGACAATGCCGACATTCGTTTGCGCCGTCAGAAACGTTACCGTCCCGCCGCCTTCCAACCCGACGCCGCCGACTGTGTAGTCTGTCCCGCGCGCTTTCAGCACGTCATCGACGTAAACCTTCAGATCGTCCGCGTCGAAGAACAGGTACGGCACGGCAAACGCAGTTGTCGCCGTCGCGCCGACCGTATAAGCAATGCGCGGGCGGGTGTCATCGAGTTGGAGAACGGCGCTCGGCATGGCTCATAACCTTTTCTTGAAAGCTGGACCAATCTAACATCGTCAACGATTTCCGCCAATAGCCGCCCCAAGGTCTGGCAGGCGTTGCGGAATAACCCCGCCCCCAGGCTGAGAGAAGTATCCTTGCCCGTAATCTTTCATCGCTTTGCGCTGTTGCCGGGCGAACGACTGCGCCGCTTTCGGATCAAGAGCGTATTGCAGGTTATCCCATATGCCGCGTTCCAGCATAAGGCGCGAATAGAACAAGTTCGTCCCCGGCGTATTCGCCTTGAAGAACCGCACCACCTCCGCGCCGACGTGGGTTTTCTCGCTGTCCATCAATTCGCGGTACGGCGCAACAAGCAAGCGCGTCGCGTCGGAAAGCAATCCGACAGACGGCCCGGCAGCCGCCGCGATGACATCGCCGCCCGTCCGCGAAGACACAGCCGTGGACAAGAAGTCGCCGTATATGCCCATACCGCCGCCTTGCACCAGCGCCGCACCCCAAAATTTCGGGTCAGACATATCGCGCGGGTCTTTGCCTGCAAGGATTTGCTTGGCCTGAATAGTCGCCGCCCCGGCGAACGTCAGCCCCAGCCCGAGCAAGCCGAAGTATTTGACCTTTGAGCCGATGCCATCTTGTAGGAAACCGGTTCCGAAGTGGACCATAGCCATAGTGAGGGAAAAGGATTTGAACTGCGAAACGGCGCGGGCGGATTCACCGGCCCACGTTCCGCGCTTGCCCATGCCGGTAGTGATAGCCCGCGTTTGAATGCCCGGCTCGATAATCGCATGGGACCGCGCATCGAGCATCATCGCCCCAAGCTTATCGCCCAACGTCCGATCCGACACGGCGTTCCAATCGAAATACTTTCCGCCCTTGCCGTTGTCCAACAACTGCGCCGACCGGATCACGTCCCACCCAGCCGCGTCGATGCCATAATCCGCCATGCCTGTTTTCAGCACGGGCGGCAATTCATCAAAGGTCTTTCCGACCATCGTTCCAACCATATGGGCGAAGTTCATGGTGTAGACCGATTTCATGGTTTCAGTCCACCACTTCAGCCCTTGCACGCGGATCACCACGTCCGCCATGCGCGCCGTTGCGCGTTCCATCGCGCTCAGCGTCCCATCGGCATGCGGCCCGGATTCCAGCACGCGACCGATCAGATATTGCGATCCGAACTCAAAATTGCGGGCGAACTCCTTATCCGCTTTGGATCGAGTCAGGGAACCGAACACGTCGCCCAACAGCCGGAGAATCGGCACGTTCTGATGATTCGCCGCAAACATCATCGTCGTTGTGTCGCCAAACACCGCACCGGCGATAGCCCCGCCCAGCTTCGACGCGACCAGCGTATGACGCACCGACGCCATGATTGTGGCGACGTTTTCATTGCCGACGCCGTTGTTGGTCCCGCTGTACGTCTGCCACATGCGATCAATGAAGTTCGCCCCGGACTGCCCGAACCATTTGCTTTTTTCTCCAGCCGCTTCCGCCCCCGCCGCCATTTTCATCAACATGTTGACGCTTGACTGCGGCTTGTTGCCCAATACGTCAACCGTCGCGACGTCGCGACCCATTGTGTTGATATGGCCCATGAGCGCGTCATAGATGCCCGCGTCGCCTACGCCGAACTCGTCATTATATCGCAACCAACCTTCAGCCGTCGTCCAATGGAACACGCGCGTTTCGTTCCAGCCGCCGAACGACGTTCCGCTATGAGTCGGGGGAAGCGAAATCGCCGTCAAGTTATCGTATGCCTTTGACAGCGTATCGACCACGCCAGGGTCGCCCTTGGCGAACCAAACGCTTTTTTCAAAATCCATCAAGCGCAAGTGGCCGCCGTTATGTTCTTCCAACATACGCGCCACATACTTAGCTTTTCCGGCGGCAAGCACAGCTTCGCGCGTTGTCCGCTGCGGCACACGCCAATCAACCAACTTGTGCAGCATGCCGCCGCCTTCATTGATCCACTGGACCGCCAAGTCGTTCGCCATTCCGAATCCCCGGCTGAAATCCGCAGCCTTCGCATTGCCGGTGACTGTGCCGAACGATTCGTAAATGATATCGCGCGCGCCTTTCAGGTCAATCGTGAACCCCAGCCCCTTCGCAGCGAAGTCGTGAACCGTGTTGCCGACCGTGCGGATAAGCCGTTGCGTCACCGCCGCCGCCCGCTTTTCCAGCCGCAGCATGACGTTCCCGGAACCGATCAACACGCCTTCCTTATCGGCTTTCACTTCCGCTTCAAGATTGCTTTGCCGCAATGCCTGCTTAATGGTGCTTTGTCTTTTATCAGCCGACCACTGTTGCATAAGCCGCACAGCCTCTAACATGGCGCGGGCTTCCGCCACATCCGGCGGCATGGTCAAAGAATAGTCAGCTTGCAGGCGCTTCGCGTGCGCCGTTGCAATTTCAGCTTGGCGCTTAGTGATAAGCCCAGCCTTCATTTGTTTCCTGAAGCAATCGTTAATGCGCTTCGCCATTATGCTTCCCCCGCCACTTCTCCGACAACGCAGACCATAAGTTTCGCAAGCTGCGCAATTTCTTCGTCATGCGCCGTTATCGCATCGGCAACGGTCATTTCTTTCATAACGCCGTCCGCGTCTTCCACGAGAACCTTGACATTCTCACCGTTAAGCACTTGCTCCAAAGCCGCACGGTTAGCTTCCTGTTCAACAGCCTGCCCGACTTCCGGCGGCGGCGCATCTTCTTTCGCCATAGCCCGCAATTGCGCTTCCTCAGCAAACGGAATCGGGCTTGTGTCGGGCGCAACGTCTTTGCCGTATGTCTCAGACAACGCCCAGCGTTCCAGCGCATTATCCACGGCGGTTTCCGCGTCAACGCCACGCGCCATATCCCGTACCGCCAGCGTGCGCACCGCATCGGGAACCTTTGTGACGTGCTGTTCTCCGCCCATCATCCGAACCAAGGCGTCATGCACATCCTTCCCGGCTGATTCCAGCATGGTTTTCTGTTCATCGAATTGCGCGCGGGCGCGTTCCGCCTCCGCGATTTTGGCCCGATCATCAATTCGATATACCGGCTTGCCCTTAGCTTCCGTTTCCACCGCCGCCAGCAAATCGCTTTCTTCCGTTCTGCCAAACGTCTCCGTCCGGTCAGCCGGAACGATGAACCCCGCTTCCTCCGCCTTGGCGCGCATTTCGTCATAGGACAACCCGTCGCGCCGGATCACCATTTCCTTTTTGCCGTTTCCGCCCCGCCGGAATCCGACCTTATCCAGCCCCATGAAAGCCAACTCGCCGCCGTCATCGCGCAAGCCGCCATTGCGCGCGATGAACTGCAACAGGCTTTCCGGTTTTTCCGCAGCAGGCAGAGCCTTTTGCGCTTCCTTGATAAGCGCTTGCGCTTCCAGCGTCCCAGCGTCAGCCACCGGCGCAACTGTCTTGCCTTCCGCCAGCTTGGCGGCGACGGCAGCATCAACCGCCGCTCCTGTCGGCGCATCCGGCGGGGGGCGCGGCGTCGCGACAAACAGCCCTTCCACGTCAATCGGACGGTTCCCCGCCGCCTGTTCGCTTGCCTTGATATAGGCCGCAATGTGCTGGTCAAACTGCGCATGGGTCGCGTTAGGCGGCGCTCCCGCGTTCAATAATTCATTTGCTTCCAGGACACGCGCCGCGTCGATTTGCGTTTGCGGGACATGCTCGCCACGAGCCAACAGCTTTTTCACGCCGACGACAAACGCCTTCACGCCGCCGCCGACCACTGCACCACCAGCGAACGCACCGGCGACATTGCCGACCGCTTCCTCCGTCGTATACGCGGGCGCTCCGCCCTCAGCCGCAATGCGGGCGCGTTCACCAAATAAAGTCGCTTCGTTGAACGCCTGACCAGCCGCCGCAAGGCCGCCTTCAATCGCAGCCGTCGCTGCAATACCGGCAGACGCTGCCGCACCGAACTGCATCATTAATATGTTCAGCGGGTCTTTCGCGCCACCGACGACCGAACCGGCAGTGGACGCCCACCACCCGGCAGACGATCCACCCGCCGCTTCGCGTTGCCGTTCCATCGCCGCTTGCGTAGACCGCGCCGCCAACGCTTTAGCGTCCGCAGCCTTCCAAAGCTCAGCTTCAGTAACAGCCTGCCCGCCGTCCGCCACAATTGCTTCATTGAAACGGTCTAATGGCGACATTGGCGCTTCGCCCGTAGACAGTAGTTGCAATTCCAAATCTTTGAATTTCAACGGACGGCCTGTTACCGCCTCACGCTCCGCTTGCCATCCCTTCAGCACTTCATGCGCGGCGTTGCCCCTGAAGTTTGAATTGCTCCATAGCTCCATAGCGTTCCGACTGGCGACGTATTGCGCCTCCATCGTCGGCATAAGCGTTGCCGGTCCTATCTCAGCCGCTTGCTGCATAAAGTCGCGTTCAGCGGTGGACATGTACGCAGCCATCATTGCACCGTCTGGCCGGAGGCGAAGTCAAGAACGTAGGGCACATACGTCAGCTTGCCTTGTGCGTCCTTCGTTGGCGTCATAAGCGTTTTTTTATTCAGCAACACCGCATAGCGCGTTCCGTTCAAATGCTGCAACTCGGTTGACGCCATAGCGGACGGCGGCACAGGCTCCATTTTATCATTCAGCCCCAACGCCCAAGCATTCGGTAAAGACCGGTTCCATGTGCGTTGTTCCAACAACATTGCATTTTGGAATTCTTGCTGCGTCATGCCGCGCACGGGGGCCGGAACCTCCTTGCCGTTATAAACGACCGTTTCGCCGATGACTTCCTTCAGCGCATCCTTGAATGAATTTGAGTTGAAAACTTGCGCCTTCAGAGATGCCCCTTTAGCCTTTTCATTGACGGCATGCACATTAAGGGCGGCCTGCAAAACTTGGTTCTGCCGAGCCGGATCAAGCGGATAAAGATCAGCCAGCTTCGAGCCGATAGCTGACAACGCATCTTTTGGGGCAGCCTTATAAGGCGCAATTGTCGGATCGTCCGCTTCAAGAATCTTGCGGGCAACACCCATGTCACCGCTCTTGTGCGCAAGCTCACCGGCGATGACCAACTCCGCGCGCTTCTTGCCAAGGACTTCGAACGTATGCGCCGCACCATCCGGCCCCATCCCGCGCCGAATCGCCCCGATCATTTTCAGCTTATCTTGCGGAGTGAAATCAGGCGACGAGAGGCGATCATTCAGCGTATCTTGCTCCGTCTTCGTCAGCGGCGAAAAGCTATCCATACCTTTGCGCTCCGCCACCGTGCGGGCTTGCGCTTGGCGCACCGTCAAGTTAGCGACGATTGCATCTTCGTCGCCCCGCCAATCAATCGGCGTTAGAGCCTCGCCCAACACTTTGGCCGCGAACGTCATCGGGTCGCTTTTGGCTTCAGCCTCTTGTTGTTGCCGTGCATCCTGTACCAGCTTCAGCGTGCGACCATCGCCGCCAGTCGCAGCAGACTTTGCCGCGATTGACTCATAATGCGACTTCCAGCCCGCCAGAAACTCCCCAGCCGTCAACGACGCCGGATCACGCCCTTGCTTACGCAGCGGTTCCGGCATGTTCTTAATAATTTTCTGATCCGGCGGCCCTTCATTCGGATTCTTAGCAAACGGCGCTTTCGCCAGCGTCTCAATTGCATTGGCGTCGCGGTTCCCGCTCAATTCACGGAACCCGCCGACGCCTTGTTGGTGGGCCATGTACAATTCCCACACTTCCGGTTCGCGTTTCATGAATTTAACAAACTCAGCCTTGCGAGCGAGAATGTTCTGAATCCCGGCTTCAATCTGCCCCTCAGGCGTGGAATAGTCTTTTGCTTTAGCACGCCCAGCAGGATCAAGCTGATAAACACCCCAATGCTTTTTCGTCGTGTCGTTCGTGTCTTTATGGGTTCCAAGCGTGCTTTCAATGCGCGCCATTGCGATCATTTCATTGGCGTTCGCTCCAAGGCGGGCGGACACATCTTGGATGATCTTCACATTCGCGTCAGCAACCGGCCCTAGCCCCGTCTTGACAACGGTTGAACGCATTTCAGATTCTTGCTTGCGCAACGCATCAAACGGTTGCTGCAACAGATAGGCGTTAAGCTCCTTGTCGTTCTTTTGCATACGGACTTCGCGCGCTTGAGCGAATGCACCGAGCTTTTCGAACCGCGCCGCATAGTCGTCATAGACGGCGCTTGGCAGCGTCCCCATTTTGGCGTCAGCTTCCCTCGTCTTCCAATCTTCCTTAACCGCATGAACTTCCGCCGTGTTCACGCTGCCACGGCGATGGACTTCCGCCATAACCCGCGCTTCAACCCGCTCGCGTTCCTGCATGCTCAGTGGCAAAGCAGGATTGTTCTTCAGTTCTTCCAGCCGCGCCAGAACGGGGCCGGAACCTTCCGCTTCATGCAGTCGCAACAACGACCCCACAAGGCGTTCACCCTGCACCTTGCCTTCCAGATCACGCTTGCGAACTTCGCCTTCTTCCGGGGAAATCATCTTGCTGGCAACGGACTGGTCAATTGCGTCGTATCCAACGCGCAAGGTATTTTGCATCGCCGATTCGTGGCCGCCAAAAGCGTAGATTGCAGCCTGTTCACCAGCCCGGTTAATGGTTGCCGCAATCGAGCTTGCCGTCAGGTGGCGTTGTTCCTGATAAGCCGCAGTCATAGCGTTATCGCGGATCGACAGCCGGGCTTTTTCCCATTCGTCGTTGATGACACCGAAATAACGCGGGTTTGCCTTTTCAAGTTGCTTATCCAACGCGCCGCGCATTGCCGTATCAACGCCGCCCGGATCAGTGCGAAACGTGTTCAACACGTTCTGCGCCGTCTCCATTGCGCCGCGCCGAATATCCGCAATATTCCGCGCGTCCTCCATCTTCTGCATATCGTCGGCGACAAGCGAAACTTCTTTGCCAAGCCCGCTAACCGCCTGCCCGAGCATTTCAGCCCCGGCGGTTGAAATCTGCGCACGCGGCGGCGGTTCCAACAACGTCGGCGCACGCTCTTTAATCGGCAATCCGGTTCCGGCAACCATCTATCAACCCCCGCCTGTCAGGCCTTTGTTGCCGCGCGTCGGTGACACCGGCTTCAATTGGTTATACCCAAAATCCAGCAGCGACGTTCCGGCTTTAATATACCCGGCTGTTTGCGCCATTGAACCCTGTTGCCGAGACGACGCCGCCGACATGCGCAAGCTGTCTTGTCGCAGCACGCTGGACGTTCGCCCGGTCAGCATATCGCTCATGGAATCTTCCGTCACCGCCTCGTCAATCACCAACGCAGTCGGCGACGTTTGCGACAGCCCGCGACCGGCGCGCACGGCGGAGATAGTCGAAAGCTGCGACGCAAGGTCTTCACGCCGCGCCGCTTCCTCTTGCAAGGCGCGCGTCCGCTCCGCCTCGCGTTGGCGCTCCATTTCGGCGGCCTGCGCGCTCATGGCGGACTTTTGCGCATTTCCTTGGGAGATAGAACCGACGACGGACATAGCCGTTCCAGCCGCCGACAAGATCATCGGGAGTGTCAAGGCTTCCATTAGACTACGACCTCCATTGCCATGCCCAGCACGGTAAGCGGCACCGGGTCAATCTGCGTAATCGTCACGCTCGGTTCGCGCTCGCGTCCTAGCAATGATACTTCATGCCACACCGTTCGCGCCAGCGGCGCAATGGTCACATCGTCGCTTCCGTCGTGCGCCGCCATAGGCACGTTGCCGACAATTGCCCGCGTTCCCTGATAGACGAACACCCGCGCCTTCGTAATGCGCTTGATGTTGCCGCTTGACCGCGCGTCGGGGACTTGCGGTTCAGGCGTTAGCGTCTGCACCAGGGGCGTGAAGTTCATCCCCGCTTCCAGCGCGCCGTCATGGTCAAGAATTTCCGCCAGCAAGCCGGTAGTCGCGTCCACCGCAATCGGTCCCCACGATTCCGTTCCCGCCCGCAGCCATACAGAATCGCCGCTGTAGCCCGTTACCGGATCCGCGTCGCTGTCGATTTCCACCGCGCAATCAAGCGTCAAGGCTGTATCGAACGCCTCAAGATACGTCGCCGTTGCGCCGTTAATCGTCCGTTCGACTGCGACGAATACCGTCCCGCCCAAGCTGGCGACAGACTTGAACAAGCCGTCCGTTGTCCATAGCGTCCACCCAAGGACTTGTTGCGACTGAATAGAATGCAGCACAGCCAGAGAGCCGTCATTGTTGATGACAAAAGCGTAACGCTCAGGAGCGCCGTCTTTCCCATGTGTCGCCGCCATATCAATCGGATTGCGGATCAAATGCGACGCCAACAAGCCAACGTCGTCAGCGGCCCATTGCTTTACCGTGTCGCCCGTGGCGCGCATGTCCATCACGGCATTGCCGCTACGGTGGGCGTATAAGACGCCTTCGTCAAACGCTTGCGGGCGCGCCGCCCCGGCCCCGTGCGCACCCACGCGGGCGAACTGAATGGATGACGGACGGATAGGGTTCGCCGGGCTTTCGGGCACGTAATACGCCCCCTGATCCGTCAGCAGCAACAGCGTTTCCGCGCTGGTGATATGGCGCACCCACGCGACCGCCGCGTCACCGATTTGCTCAAAGATAGCTTCCGCGTCTTCGGCGCTACCGAGGTCGAAATTGTAATACGCCCCAACCGCAGACGCCAAGATCGACGCAGGCAATCGCGTATGCCCGGAGAACCACAGCCGATCACGATGCAAGCCGACCGCGCCGGGATACCCGTATATCGGCGACATGTATGGTTCGTCCCAATCCCGCGCCGCCGCCGCTGTGGTTTCCGTCGTGGCCGAAATCTCAGACGAAGCGTTCGGCGCATCGAGCTTTTCGCCAGTCGTGAAGAACGCCCCCTTGCTGGTCATAAGCACGGTTAGCGTTGTGCCGTTCACCACTTCGACAACTTCGCCCTTCGCGCCGGTATCAGCCCCTTCCACCACATCATATTTCAGATAGCCCAACGTGTTGCCGACAGTTATCGTAAACGTCAACGGCAACCCTTGCAGCACGGTTCCGCTGATTTGCGTGGCGCTCGTGAAAGCGGTAACGCTGATTTCTTGGCCGACGTACCGGATGCGCTGACCAACGTGCGAGGCGTTGAACACGTCAGCCGACGCCGTAACCGTAATTGACCCCGTACGCGACGACGGGGTGATAGTGCTGTCGGGCGCGGCGAACTTGTAATACGGTTGCTTCAGACTGTCGCCGGAACCGCCGTCAGCCGTCCACGCCTCACGCGACCATGAGCTTGACCCCGTACGTTGGATCACTTGCGGATGCCACGACCGCGACGCCAGGAACACCGTGTCGCCGGATTGCACCCATGTCATTGCTTCAACGTCAGCCGCCGACCAGGGGCAGCCGGTCAACGATCCGGCAGCAACCGCCGTCGCCGCGCTTACGTCCCAGACATAGGCGTCCATCCGTCCGGCGGAGAACGACAACAGGTATTCTTGGTCTACGTTGAAAATGAACTCCACCAGCCGCGCGCCGCTCACCAGCGTATTCAGTTTGCGCGTGCCGGGGCGACGGGAAAAACCGCCCGTGTTCAGCAGGCGCACATTGCGCATTTGCGCCGCGCCGTCCTTATACTGTTTTGTGTCGAATCGCTTGCGCATCGACGGCGACAATTCACCGGACCCGAATGTCGCCTGCGGCGTCCACGTTTTCGGCATTATGCAGTCCTCGCATCGCGCAAGGTACGGATCAACGGAGAGCGTGGCGTACGTCGCTTGGCGTCCGCGTTCCGCGCCAGCTTCAACACCTTTTCCGCTTCCGCGTCCATTTTATCCGCTTTGCCGTAGTCTTCCGACAGCGCACGCAAGAACAGCGATTCCAGCCGAAGGACGATGCCGTGCGCAAAGTCGGCGGGCCACAGCCGTTCATCGGGGCGGGTTCGGCACACCGCAATCAGATAGTCGTCCGTGTTGTCGGCGTCGGTCAAAATCTTGTCGGCCCAGCGTTCCCATGTGGCGGACACGTCAGCCTGCAATACGCGCTGCACGTCCATAACGTCAGAAGGAATCTGATAAGCGTATTCCCACGGCGCATCCGGCGGAGTGGCGATTTGCTGAAGGCGTCGCGTGGCAACGTTCCATGTCCACGGATAAACCAGTTCCGCCCGGACCAGCCGTTCATAATTCTCCGAGGCGACGATTGCTTCCGTCGTGCCGTCATCAAACGTCTGAATCAAGGTGTTGCCCGTGGCGGACAATGCCGCGTTCACCAAAGCTAAAGCAGTTGTCGGCGCTTGCGGCATATCGTTTGTCCCTAAAAAGCAGGGCCAGAGGGGGTGGCGTCCCTCTGGCCCTTATCGCACCTACCGGAAAGGGTAAGAGCAGGCGCGATGTTAGAAGCCGTTCGGGTACGCCTTCCAAGCCGGCTCGTGCGCAAGATTCAGGTGCGCCGTCACCGTCACGGACGGGGTAGTCCCGCCAACATCATAGTACGCCCGGACATAGCGTTCAACGCCAGTCGTCGGCACGGCAATCGAGAACGCATGGCCAGCCGCCAAAGTGGCCGCAGCAATGGTACGGCTTTCCAGCGTGGTCGCCGACGAGAACGACGCATTGTCGTCCGTGTCAACGCGGAACGTGTACGTTTCATCGCCCGTGGTCGCGTCGGCCGCTACGCCGATGTGAAACACGACATACAAGTCTTCGCCGACGCCAACTTGGCGCGCCGTCGAAAGGTCAATGACGTTGGTGCTGGCGGCGTCGGCGGTAACAGCCTGCGCATCCGACAGCAGCAATCGAGCGTCAATCATCGCCATGATGCGAGACTCCTTAGGAAACGACGGATTCGGTATTGACCAACTGGTCACACCGACGAACCGGGATGCCGTCAAACGACATGATGCGTTGACCGGCGACGTTCTCGAAAGTCAGATTGCTGGACACCTTTTCCAAGATGCCGAGCCGCAGCTTTTCGCGGATGGTCCGGTTACAGTAGAACGCAGCGCGACCCATGCCGAGATTCGGAATGCGCTCAGCAGCCTGAATCATCCACGTCACCAGATTCTTGGTGTTCGCGATGGTGTTCAGATCCGATACGTCGATGTTGGCGATACGCGAAACGTACTGCCAATCGCGCACGGTCAAGCCGGTCTGCCAGCGGTAATGCGTCTGATACGCCTTCAAGAAGCCGTTCGTACCGCCCGCAGCAGTCGCCTGATTCTGCAACGTGACCAAGCCGTCATCGTTCATCTGCAAGCCGCCGACCGACCCCTTGGGATAGATCATGTGGCAGGTATTCGGACCCCACACCACAAGCCACATGCTCGTATTGTCGGAACCGGAACCGGCGGCATTGATGATTTGCTCACCGTTGTCGGCAGTGGTGGAATTGTAACGCGGCGCAAGGCCGGTGAACTCCGCCGGGGCAGTGCCTTCGTTGCCGTAGAAGACGGTCCCGGCGACTTCCTGATTCATGGCTTCGATGAACGCGCGGTCTTCCGACATGCGCCAAGCAGCGGTATTGCCGTTCAGCTCGGCAAGCTGTTGGTCAACAATCGCGTACTGTTCCAGCGTACCGCACGAATCAGTCACTTGCACGGTGGTCGAACGACCGGGCGCGACGCCTTCATACAGGCGACGCCAAGTCGCAGTCGGCAAGCCGGTGCGGATGGTGTGACGGTGGCCGGTGGGCAAGTTGCCTTCAATGGCCGTTGCATCCTGCAAAATTTCATTGGTCTGGTTGAGCAATTCGACAATGTTGTCGATCCGCCCTTCCGGGTCAAGGCGCTTGGCGACATCCGCCAGCGTCGGGTTCGTGACGGCGAGTGTCGCCATGGTTCTAACTCCTTAACGGGTCATAGAAGGGTAGAGCAACCGCGCAATGTCTTTTGGCGGCGACGCCGCATCCCCGACCCCAGGCGGCACAGGGCCGGATACTTTTTGCATCAAGGCTTCAATGGCTTTCACGCCGTCCGCGCTGGACGTAGAGAAGTGAACACCCGGCAAAGCCTTTTCAAGAAACTGGACAGCGGCGGTAACGCGCTGTTGCGCGTTGTCCCCCAACGTCTTCAACTCGTTCGCCACCTTTTCCGTTTCAGCCGCTTGCGCCGCTTTGGCCGTCTCGTACTTCGCACCTTCCGACTTCGCCCAAATGCCAAGCAGCTTGGAAACTTCCGCTTGGCTCAGCCCCGCCTCATGGGCGAACGCCTTGAAGTCAGCCGCAGCCGGGTTCGAGTCATCGAACTTGACTTCGACGCCTTCCGGCAGCTTCACGTCTTCCGGCAGAGCAAGCGCGTATTTGTCGGCGTTTTCCGGTTTGGCCGCGTTGCGCGCATCGACAGCCGCCTTCGCGTCTTGCAGCGCCTTCAGTTCTTCCGGCGCAATCGACGGCGCGGCAGGCGCAACCGGCGCGGCAGGGGTAGCCGCTTCCGCGACGGGCGCAGCGGTTACGTTAACGTCAGTCGGCGCAGCCGCAGATTCAGTTACATTCGCATCCATGCTCATTCTCCCCTGTTCGCCACCTTCACAGGATAAGACCGGCGAAGCTCATCAAGGGAAATGTTCCCTCCTTCAGCCACGCGAGCCTCAATATTTAGGACCAAATTACGTTGTCCAAGCGAGAAACGCAATAGCTCCACCTCTGAGTCATGCGCCAACACGTTGTCTATGACCCTAGACCTAAGAAACGCCAGAACTTCACGCCCCTTTGGATTATTGAACACGTCGTGAAACAGACGATTCGTTTCCTCACATGGGCGGTTGCCCGCCCCCGCCGCCTTGCGCGCCGCCATTGCCACCACCTTGTTGCGCTTGTTGAGCCTGTTGAGCCATTTGCATTCCTTGCTGCATCATGGCTTGTTGTTCTTCCGGCGAACGGATCAACCCCAGGTCAGAAATGTTCGCGTGACGCGCTTGCACGTCGGCGTATTGCTGGACGTTGAAGATCATGGGGAACAACTGCCCCGACAGCGCCGCGATTTCCTGCGCGAACTGCCGGGCGCGCATTGCCTTCTCTTGATCTTGGCTCATCACCAAAGCCGACGTTGGCCGCAGTTCCACCATCGCGCCCTTGCCGAACTTCACTTCCGGCACTTCGCCGCGCTTCGCCAGCAGGTAGGCGAACCGCTTTATAATCGGAATCTGCCACCGCCGCACCAGCGTTCCGGCAGGGGCGCCCATGCGCCGAGCAAGGTCTTGCGCTTGGTCAAGCCATTGCGTCGCGGTGGGAGGCGTCAAGCCGCGTTGTTCCGGGCGATCTTGGAATAGCGCCCGCTTGATCGAGTCCTTGAGCTTGTCAGCTTGGAGGAACCCGAAATCGAAAGCGCCCATCGGCTCCAGCGCATCCACCTTCGAACCCGGCGCGCGCGGAATCCACGTACCGGCTTCAACGCCGTCCGACACGTCAATGATGCCGTCATCATCGTACAACGTCGGCGGATTCACCGCGTGCTTACCAACCCGCAGCAGGGTATCCACCGCATCGTTCAGCGTCTTGATATCCGGTAACGCCGTCCACAACGGCCCGGTTCCCCAAGCCGTTGTCGAATCCGTATCCCAGCGGGTGACGATGAACGGGCAAGCGCCGTCCCCTTCGTAGGACGATTCCAGCAGCACATCGCCGCCAGCCGCGATGACGTACTTGTGTTTGATCACGCCGGGGTCTGACCAGTCGCGCCACGTCCCTTCGCGAACTTCAATCGGAGTTTCCGGCGACACGCCCTTGGGCGCAGTGGCTCCGGGAAACATGACCGGGATATGTTCCGCGCGCGGCTTGAACTTGCGGAACACGCCGTCGATTTCGCCGCCCGGCCCACGATCAAGCCACACATCGGAAACCGGAATCGCCTCACACACCAGCGGCATGGCCGGATGACGATCCGTAATCATCAACACAGCCGTGCCGACGGCGAGGTCTTTATACGCTTCGCGCACCGCTTCCG